AGTAGTGTACTCCCTAAAATACCGAAAAGACAATACAACGACATAGAAAAAATTAATCTAGGTTCATCTGTGCAAGCACGTAAATAAATAACCATGAATACAATCAAAACCGTCATCATCAGTGAATTGGAGAAGAATGTAGATGAATTCCTCAACTCTTACTTGGAATATTTAAAATATGATGACTATGATCAATACTGCACAATGATTGGCTTGTATGATGAATTGACTGATCAAGAAAGTATATCACAGATTCCAACAAAGTATTCAATTGATCCAATCAATTTCCAAAAGTTCACCAGAGTTTTAACAGTTGCCATATATAATTATGATGTCAACTACATTCTGGCAGAAAAATACAAGGAACTTTTTGAATTCACTAATATGGATCCAGACTTCAGTCCGAAATACAGATTTTATTCACCAATTGCCACTTGTTCATATTTGTCTCAATATGATTTGATTTCTGAAAGTTTTCAGCAGGATGTCACCAAACTTTTTGATCGTATGCACAAACAACAACCTGGTTGCATGCTGATGAATCAAATAATGGTGTCTAACTTGATTAAGAACTTGCTAAAGAATGTGCAAACAATAGGTCAAGATGATTCATCACACAATTAGAAAATGGCTTAAAATCCCACAGTCATCACATCCGTAACATAAATCACAATTCGCACATAACAGACAAAGACCACAAATACCACTTGCATCATAATTCTCCACATATTGCAATATTATCCACAATAATCAAATAACTCACAGTCCTTATATTGCACTGTCATCTTTAACAATACCTACATAATCCACATAATTCATAAATCACACAGTCCTTGTAGTGCACTAATATCTTTAACAAAATTTATAGGATCTATATAATGCATAAAGTACTACAAGTACCACTATTCTTCACATTGTGCATAAAATCCAAAAATCATCATAGCTATCATCATCATTCACAAATTGTACAAAATTCACAAATCATTACAGTTACCATCATTTATATTATATCCCACAATATTCAATAATTACCACAATATCCATCATTTCTACAATTCATAGTTATATATTCAATGTAAGAGTAAAATGCATCAACACAAAAGACAAAAAAAACAGATAAAAAAGAAAAAGACAAAAAAAAGTCCAATGATTCATTGGCAACTTCTTCGACACTGTAAGTCTTAACTATTGCTTAGAGCTTGAATAACTAAAAGATTAAATTTCTTATACATGGATAAAGGTCTTACAGTTCTGCTACAGTGCTTACTTTTTATACACCGATATTACTTTATAATGAGATGTTATGGTTTGTGGTTTTAATTTTAGGGAGATCACTACT